CGGCCAGTCACTGACGCTGCCCGCTTATCCTACTGGAGGGCGTTTGACGTCTGCCCCAACCGGCAGCGCCTTGTGGAACAGCAGCTTCGTGACACTACCTTATCACTGCACCGCCGCGGGACTCAAGCCTGGGACCCGGCCACAGCAAGTTTCGTCCACAACAACTACTGAGGCACAATGGTTAAATCCACCAAGATCCGTTCCAAGAACAAGTCCGGCAACAAGCCGAAGGCCAAGGCAATGCAGGTCCGCCCTGTTCGCGTCATGGTTCCCCGTCGCACTCTGGACGCTCCAGCTATGGCTTATGCCAAGCTGCTGTCCGACCCGTGTGCTGCCCCTCTGTCTCACCCGATCTATGCGGGCAGCGAGGGCGGCATTCTGGTGAAGGCTGAGAGCGTGTTTACCTTCTGCAATGAAGCGTCAGCACAGTTCGGCCTTCTGCACTGGACCCCTGGCGCGATCGGCTCCGGTAACACGGAGCTGCTATCCTACATTGGGAGCACCAACACCGGCACGGTTGTTACGAACACTAACACCCCCGGCAAGACGTTCCTGGCTGCAAATGCCACCGGCGCGCGTTGCGTCGCCGCTTGCATGCAGGTCACCTATCTCGGCACCGAGCTGAACCGCGCCGGCTCAATCTCGATGGGCCGCACCCAGGGCAGCCTTGTAGACGCTGGCGTCACTACGAACGTCGCTAGCGTCGAAACTGCCCTGGAGCATTTCTCCCGCACACCGGACAACACCGTCGAGCTCCGGTGGGTGCCTGCTAACATGGATCAGTCGTTCACCGACCCCAATGTTGGCACGCCCACCCAGGAGCGCGATCGCAAGAGCGCCCTGACCTTTGTCAACCAGAGTCAGGTCGCCGCCACTGGATTCCGCATCCGGTTGGTGGCCGTTTATGAGTATCAGCCTCTGGCTGGCACGGGCATCACGACGCCGTCGTCTGCCCGCGCGACCAGTGGCTTCTCTCTGGACGATGTGCTCAACTACGTGCAGCGGGCGACGAACGTCATGTCTACGATCTCTAGCATGTACAATCGTCGTATGCCGGCCATAGAGCTGTAATTGGAAGTCCC